CTACACTATCCTCTTCGTCGGCAGCGTCAGATGTGTATAAGAGACAGGTGTAACAATGCGCCCGACTGCTATAATTACCTATTTACAAGCTCACCACGCAACGATGTGCGCTTTACGGATATGTCCGCGCATCCGAACAGGGCAATAACCGCAAACGGTCTTACAAGCACCGCTGCGGGAGCTTATCAATTCCTGCATAAGACATACGTTGAATTGTGCAATACTTATGGCATAAGTGGGTTCGATGCGCCTACCCAGGATTTGCTTTGTGTGGCTCTATTCGACCAAATAAACGTACTTGGCAAAATAATCAACGGGTATTTTATGAGTACGACCGTACAGACTGCATTAGGCGGACAATGGGCGAGTTTTCCGCTCTCCCCATATGGCCAGCCTACACATACTTTATCTGACGTAGAATCGGTTTATGTTAGCAGCGGCGGAACTACCGTGACGGCTTAATCGATCCGGTAAATAACAGCCTCGGCATGCGCATCCCCTGCGCACACTTGCTGAGGGTATAGATTTTAAATTGGGGTAAAGGGCTGCTTATTGGCGGCCTTTTTTTATGCCCCGTTTTACTCGTTGCTACCTAGATCGCGTGTTCGCGAATTAAAGTTCGATGGTGCGGCCGAGGGGAGTTAATTCAATCATTTCAAAGTTAAGCGTGTGCGGTCTGCCTACGATAAGTCCTAGGGTTCGCAACCCGCGCATAGATTGCCCGTTTAGTATCTGTATTTTGCCTCCCATTGTCCATTCGTACCTGTATGGGGCGTGAGTGCATTTAAACACAGGTTTACCACCTCGCATTACCTCTATTACATTTTTTTGCGCTTCACTCAGCTTCACCTTCTTTACTTCGCTCATGGGTGGGTTATTTTGTTGTAATCAATAACTTCGTAATGCCCGCACTTTGGGCAATGCACCTGCTGTTGTGCAAAAATGGTGGTCGGCGGGGTATATTGCTTGCCGCAAATGCAGGTAATTAGCCATACGCTTGTACGCCCATCACTCGAACTACCCGAATAGTCCGCCTTTACTTTATTTTCTACTTCTTTCTTTTCCATGCGTGTTAATATTGCGACCTGTATGTTACATCATTGCCGTGCATATCCTCCCATCTATAGCCAAATCGACCCATTTTCATATCAATAACTGTCATACTTATTTTTTTATGTCCTTGCTCTTTGTGCCATCGCTCTCGTTCGCCATAAAAATAAGCATTAGAACTATTTTGCTCATCAGTTCTACTATTAAATATGATTGCCATTTTGCAACATAAATAAACTACTTCTAAAATAATCAATAAAATAACTGCTATAAATATTGCTGTTGGCGCGTTCATATCTTTCTATTTTTCACCAAATATATGGTATGTATTTTGTACTACCAAAAAAATGGTATAATTTTGTTTTTATGGATAAGGAACAAGCAATTGAATATATACGCAAAAATAGGAAATTAATTAGTCTGCGAGAGGTTGCAAACAGGCTTGAATATGATGTTAGCAACTTTCATAAGGTAGTCAATGGCATTATCAGTTTGCCCGATACGAAGTTGAAAGAACTTACCAAGATAATTAAGGAGCTACAAATAAAAGTCAAAAAATAATTACCAAATATTTGGTAGTATCAAAATGTTGTGTACATTTGTGTATCAAAGCAATGAAGCGGAGATAAAAACCTTCCAAAAAATGAACACCTGCACAGTAACATTCCGCAAAATAGCAGACGCACAACCGATGGGCGAGTATAAACCAACAAGCGTAGATGCAAATAAATCTACCGTTGATTTCCGACTTATTCAGGTAGGACCAAAGGTTATTACATGGACTAACGGCGCTACACAGAAAGTTACCGATGCTAAGTTTAACAAACTTACCAAAGCGCACACATGGGCGACAGACTTTTAACCAAAGGTGATACGGTCTGCACCGTTCGCCTCATGTGCGACATACCGGCCGGTGCAACCGGAACGATACTAAAGGTTTATAAATCTGGGTGGGTCAAATTGCTTTACGGCACAAACCTGACAGGGCAAAAAATAAAAGGACTTCAACCGATCAACAACGTTACGCGTCATTTAACACCTCACCAACAACAAGAAATATGAACACTCAAATACTGATTACCGGACAACAAATATCTTTTACCACGGTGGGCAATAAGCGACTTGTAGATGGCGCACACCATTTTAAGGTGGTTGAAATAAATGACATATTTATGTGGCTAGCTAGCAGAAAGACTGATGGGTCATATTCCGGTAGGTATTTGTTTTCTAAAATAGAGTTGGCCAAATTAATGAATTGCCAACAAATACACCGTTAATTCCTAACCCCCACCCCTCACACCTAAAAGTAAAAATCTGGTTTTCTTTTATAGTTTCTTTAATAGCCGAAAGACTTACCACGAAAAAGAAACTGTTTTTATTTCACTTTAACCACCTAAAAGTATAGTATGAAAATAAATACATTACTACCGAACTCACCAAAAGAACTATTAGATGAAATGGTACACCTGCAAGAAGATAGGGAACATTATTCTGGTTTGCATGATGCTATGATGATGAATATTTGTAATCAGTTGAGAATACATTGTCCTTCATCATTTGGCGATGTGTGGACATCATCCTTATTCCCAGAGAGAATAGCTAAAATAGCTTGCAGGCTGGCGGAAGAATACATTATCGCTAAGAGTAACACTTTAACAACCCCTTAAAAACCGAACATGAAAAATACACCGATAGAAACTGCGATTGAGCAGATAAAGGCTAGAATAGAGAACCTACGAAATGAATATAAAATATTCGGCGATTCTAAGTCTGTAAAAAATATCCTAGATGGAAAGATAGAATTACACTTGGAAGCCATCGACATTCTCACCTCCCTGCTGCCGGAAGAACGGAAGGAGATAGAGGAGGCGTATGGCGTAGGTAGAATAAACGGCAAAGTTGATGATATTAACTTTAAAGGCCAATCCGATTACTTCGATAAAACCTACTCAAAATGAACACAGAACAGGTAAAGGACGGAAATAAGGCCTCGATCAGCTTCGGCGCATCAATGGTATTTTAAATGAATCGGCAAACAACTAACGAATTAAATTGAAATGGTAAATCTATAAAACCACTATCTTTACAAAGCATAACCGTTGACGCTTTTTGAAAACTTGTTTGGACGTGGGTTCGACTCCCACCGGCTCCACAAAGCGATGAGTAAGAACATCGCCTTATAGATAAATTACCGGGGCCGACTGGTTTTGACAGCAAGGGATGGGAAGAAGAGGAGATGTAACAATAAACGGCAGAACTATTGCCTTTACGCCTCGGTACTCTGTGAGTATCGCCGCCTAACGAAACTTGCCCCCTTCGTAAATGGGGGCTTTTTTATTTCTCCCACAACGCCATAGCGGCATCGAGCCGGCCTATATACCGCCGAACTTTTCAAACTCATTATTTAACGACTGGCGGGTCTGCTTCACGTATCTTTTTGCCGTCATTTCTGTAATGCCCAACACCTCGGCAATCGCCCTCGTAGAGTAGCCGAGCTCACCAAGCATAGTCCCGCATGTTCTCCGGCCCACATGGGTTGTTAGCGGGAACTTTAATTTCAAATCATGCCCTATAGATTTTAATATCCTGTTCGTACTTTGTTCCTCTAGGTCAAACGCGACCTTGTTTGCCGATATATAGTCAATGATAGCCCCAAGCCTTTTAAATACCCTTAGCGGTAAGTAAACAGGCTCCCCGTTCTTTTTTGCCCTTACCTTCAAATTGTCATCATGCAGTAGCTTTTCAATCTCAAATCGTTTCCAGTCACTAAACCGGATCCCTGAGAAGCATTCCACCAGAAAGAAAGCAACAACCGACCTTACATTGCTGTCATAGTCATAAATACCCGACTTTAGATTGTTGAAAATCTTATCCGCTTGCTCCAGCGTCAAATAAAACGTCTCCGGCTCAGGATATGGTGGGTATTTATACCCGGCTACTTTTTTCTTTTCGATATGCCCGCGATCAACAGCCTTTGCAATAACTTCTTTTAATCGCTTCATCTTGATATGTAAGGTGGTGCCTGCAATCTTTTTTTTGCCGCTTGCAAGGCTCATTTCGTACCGCTCTAGGAAATCGCTGGTAATGTCCTCAAACTGCAAGTTATTCCCGGCAAATCGCTTTACACCGTTATACTCAATAAGCAGATGGTCGGCATATCCTTTACTATGCCTCGTGCGCTGCAATTCAATAAAGCTATCGTAGAATCGCAGGAACGACCCGTGCGAGGCCGATGGGTTAAGAACGGCATCTATATAATCACTGGTTATTGTCGTTCCTTTACGGGCTTCCGATTTAAGTAAATCAGCTATGCGGTCTTTCTCCGCACTTATCTCCGCATTTATCTGGCCAGCATCAATATGAGGCTTTTTTACAACCTCGCTCACTTCGTCCCATTGCGCCGCCGGAATCTTGTAGTTGTACGACCTGAATTTTGGAATCTTATTACCAGGCATACCAACACGAAGGAAAAGATAACCCTCTTTGTCCCCCTTGAATTTCTTACGAAGCACGTTTTTTACGGTAGGTAGTTTCATGGTGTCTTGCCGTTGCTTATTTGTGTATTATTTATAGCAACAATAGTACACTTTTTGCCCCATTTTAACCCAACTATTTTACCGGGAATCCCGGTAAACACAAAGCCCACAACGGGAATACGCTGTGGGCTTCATTTTTAGAGTGATTCCGTTGGTAAAGCCTATGTGTTGATTCTAGGGGCTTTCGTCCGAGGTGTATTATTTGTTGGTGTATTTCTAATAGATTTCATGTATTCTTGGTGATACTAATTTTCTTTTGATAGGCGGGTAGAAGGGTGTAATTAGGCCGTCTTTTTTGATCGTTCGCTACCGCGTTCCCGGTTTTCTTCCGCCATCTCGCGGAAGTAGGTTAATGTTTTTGCCAGTTCTCTTTTCGTAAAGGCATCTTCTTCTATCGCAATTGATAGGCGTTCGGCAATTCTTAGTATTCTATCCATATCTGTTTGGGTGCTTGGTGAACTTTTACTAACGTCAAAATCTGTACCGAATTGTAATTGAGGATTAATATTTAATTTGTCATTTTTAATTGTTTCGCTATTTGTTTCATGCTTTCTTTCATGCGCTCCATTTCGAGCAAACATTGTGCCTTGTTTTCCATTACTAGCAAGCCATTCCAGAGAATATCCATAAAGTTTGTTTAGCTTTTCTTGCATTGTTTTAGGTAACGGATCATTAGATGCGATAACTTGGCTTATTCTACCCCTTGAAAGCTCTAATTTCAGCCCCAAATCCGTCTTGCTCTTAACTTTCCCTTCATGGAGCAAATCATCGTAAACCGCTTGCAGTAACGTTTTCATGGCATTTTCGTATTAGTTTTAAATTTCTTTAAAAATATTTTAGTAAAAGTGTACAAGTTATCTAAAGAATGTTTAGCTTTGTGTTATAATCACGACAAAATAACTACAAAATGCCAACAAGCAACCAAGTTACAAAAAAGTATAAAAGCGCACCGCTTCTGCCAAAAGAAAAAAATGCTTTAGCGAAGTATGTAGCTAAATATCCTTCTTTATCGCAGGCTGCGGACGAAATCGGCATACCTCGGTCAACATTAGAAAGAACTATGCTTTACGGAAGCGCATCACCAACCAACACAGAAATCATACGAAAAGCGTTAGCTGCCTAAAACAATTTTAGTTCCAAAAAAAGTTAATACGTTTTAACATGGAGAAGTGGAAGAAAATAAAAAGGTGCCCGAGATATGAGGTTAGTACGCTTGGGAACATACGGCTAATAGGGTCTACGCTGGTTAGAAAATCTGTTATGTGCATGGGTTATCCAATGGTTTCGATGCCAGATAAGTCTGGAAAGATTGCCAATGTGTCGGTGCATAGATGTGTGGCAATCGCCTTTATTCCGAACCCAGAAAACAAGCCAGAGGTGAACCACAGAAATTTCGACAAGACAGATGCGAGAGTTAAAAATCTGGAATGGTGTACTAAATCGGAGAATTTATCTCACAAGTCAAAAGCTACTATGGAGTTGCTTTATGGGGGAATCAGAAGGGATAAGGTGCACACAAGCACGAAATCTTACGCAAAAAAGTTCTTCACCTTTTCATCAGCAATGATTTAACAACCGCTATATAATACCAATCGAAACGAAACTTTTAACAATGAACCTGATACAAGTACCGGCGGACGAATGGAGGCAACTAAATGAGAATGTTTCCGAACTGCTCAAAATGCTTAAGGGCAAAGCGATAAATAAAACATGGGTGCGTATGCCGGAGTTCATTGAGATAACAGGGAAAAGCAGGGAGTCTGTAAAATACCTTTTGAAGAAACGCCCGGAACTGCGCAGAGAAAGAGAAGGGGAGGGCGTTCAAATAAATCTGAGAGAGTACAATAAAATTTACGCATAATGGAAATCTGGAAAGACATAAAAGGATATGAGGGTATTTATCAGGTTAGCAATCTTGGTAATGTAAGAAGTGTGGATAGAACACTACGGGGAAATAGCGGAAGGGTGCGTTTTTATAATGGTCAGCCCACAACTCAGTATGAAATAGGCGGCTATTTGCACGTTTGCTTGTCAAAAAATGGAACCCCTAAGCACAAAAAAGTTCACAGATTAATAGCTATAGCTTTTGTGCCGAACCAAAATAACAAACCATTTATTAACCACATAAATGGAATAAAAACAGATAACAGTATAGAAAATTTAGAGTGGTGCACCGCTAAGGAAAATATAGCGCACGCATGGGAAAGTGGATTGTGTGATCATAGAACTAACAATAGGATCGCCATAACCCACAACGGTATTATCTATAAATCGCAGCGCGAAGCAATGAAAGGCCTTAAACTTTCTTATGTGAATTTGAAAAAACTTTTAGCAGCATAAACCCACCATTCAAAACAAGTTCAAACAAATCATCATGAAACGTAATTACGAATACCACATGAACAGAGGCAAGTATGACCTTGGCGGCACAGATGGCGGCAACTATACAAAATACGTATTGCTTGCGCTAGGTATTTCCGCAACATGGTTTACGCTTTACTGCCTTTACATTTTTAAATAACGGACCATGCAAACATTCACCCCGACCGAACAAATAGTAATAGTTGTTGCGTTCTTCGCAATGCTACTATTCATTATAGCTCTTTTATTGTTAACCCGCCTAAAACTAAACAAGATGGCAGACCAGAGTACCACAATTGAGGGTTTAGTAACCCGCATCAACAACGATGCAACAGCGATCAAAACGATGCTGACAAATGTTATCAGCAATCCCGAAAACACCATTTCGGATGCAAGCCTCGCGGACTTAAATGCCGCTGTGTCAAATCTTGACGCATTGGCTAATGTGACCGCACCGGCCACGGAAGTAGCGCCAGCAGAGTAAAGATGTGTGTGTTAACCAGAACCCCGCCATAACACGGCGGGGCTTTCTGGGTGAAGGCAAGTTCGCTTTTAACCTCAAAAACTGATTTATGAAACAAGGAAACGGGAATATGCGCGGCATGCTGGCATTACTTGCAGCAACAATGGCAATGATTAGCAGCCCAGTAAAGGGCAATGACTATAGTGGCACCATGAACCCTAAAACGCTGAGGACAAAGGCGGAACGTAGATGTGGTGCCGGACGCGGACAGGGGTTGTCTGTAAGGCAATATTCGCGCCTCGCTACGAAACGCCGTAACCGCACCGCCTACCGCACCAAAGTAAAGAACAGCCGTAAATAATTGCACCCATGCCAATCCTCCAATATTTCACCGAATCAGAAAGAGTACAAGTGTGTGGCGATCCATTCGATAGTACGGAGCGGTTAAATGCCACCGTTACGCACGTAAGAGGCTCAGATTGCGGGTTACAGATAATGGAGATACTTATTGATAGCCCGATAGGACAACACCGCAGCTTGCTAACATTCAATGACGATAAACGAATCTTTAAAATACTAGGATAATGATACACTTCATCCAAAATCACCCCGGAATAATAGCAACGTACATCTGCATTACGATTGTCGCAGACCTGATTTACATAGGCTTTTCATTGCGGGTAGCCTACTATAAAAGGAAGCTAAGAGATTGCGCTCACGAAGACTTTATAGGCATCTAATGGACGCACTCACAACATACCTGGACGCGAACCATTGGGCGATAACGCTAGTCTCCGCTGCACTTGTTGGGCTGTTTATGTACCTGCAATTTTTAAATAGTAAATGTGAAAGATAATTAAAAAACGAAACGATGAACCTACTTGAAAAAGTTTACGCCGAAATCAAAAGGCACGGAACGCCGGCAAACTACTCTGAGATATTGGAGGCAATTTCCAACTATGCAGACGATAGATATAAAGCAGGTGCCGATATGGGTAAGATGGTTTGGGGTGGAGTGGCTTGCGCTCCAAAGCAGAGTATTGATGATTCTATGCACGTAATGGATTAGTGAATTGGGAAAGTAAGGAGACTTTAATAGTTCAAAGGACGGACTGGAACGCTTACCGTGGTGGGATAAGCCTAAAACAATGGACAAACAGAACGCCTTGCAATCCTGCATCGAACATTTTCATTTTTTAAACTAAAATTTCAAAACGATGGAACCTACACAATTCGGATTTCAGACTAGATACTTCGACCCATACTATAAGAAGGATTTCGGAGAGCTGATAATTATTGGTAAGGCAAAGTTTATCGCCAAGAACATGGAGCCGGAATGGTCGATGATTGACGCAGATATTTGGGACACCGTTTTCAATTTCGACATTGAGAGCATTAAATGGGAGGGTATCGACATTACAAAGTTGTACCACGCGAAATGTATGCTGGACGATACACTTAAAGACGTGATCGAAAAGGCTACCTACTCACATCTCGAATGGGTATTCAAAGCCGAAATAGCGGCTCATTTCGGGCAAGAAATAGAATATGAGGAACAAGACCAGACGACCGACCTCGACCAGCATATTCCGTACCCATCCGCAGAGGAGCTACAACACGCGTTTACCATCATTCGTAATTCATCGAGAAAAGCGGCCTAAAATTTAACCAGATAAAATAATAGTTATGGAAAACGAAGCATTACAGCCACAAACAGAGTTGCAAATACAGCAGCCCCAGCAATCAACCGAAATATCATTCGGCAACAAAGACCAGTTTGAACACGCCCAGCGCGTAGCGGTCGCAATAAGCAAAGCGGCGGTTATCCCGGAAGCATACCGCAACAATATCCCCAATACGCTTATAGCTATGGACATAGCTCAGCGCATGAACCTACCCGCCGTTATGGTCATGCAAAACCTGTACGTAGTCCACGGAAAACCTGCATGGTCTGGTCAATTCACGATAGCTGCAATCAACGGTTGCGGTCGTTTTACGCCCCTTCGGTTTGAGATGAAAGGAGAAGGTGATACGCTGCAATGCCGGGCATGGGCTAATGATAAAAAGACAGGAGAGCGCCTTAACGGGACGCTAATCACTATGGCTATGGCTAACGGTGAGGGATGGGTTAATAAGTCAGGCAGCAAATGGAAGACAATGCCTGAGCAAATGATGCAATACAGGGCCGGGGCTTTTTTCGGTCGCGTCTATTGCCCCGACATTCTTATGGGCATGTCAACGGTTGAAGAGGTGGAAGATTTTACAGAGCTGATAAGTGATGGGCAAATGCAGTTTATCGAAAGCCTTGTATCTACTTCAACATTCGAGGATAGCAAACGGCGCGGCATTCTATGGGAGTGTCAGAACGGAATTTCATCTAGTGAAGCGAAAGCGAAAATAGCTTACCTGCAACTAAACCAACTAGCCCCACAAGACCGGCAAAATATGAACGCCGGGGATGCAAAAAACGCTGTTAAAAACGCAATCGCCGCCTAACCCACCCCAGTAATAATTGAAGTAAAATAATTGTTCACGTAAAAAAAATAGAAAGATGGATTTTCAAACAGAATTAGAAAGCAAATTCAAAGAAGTAGAAGCAAATATTGCCGAACTCGAAAAGGTGCATAGCGAGGCATACCGAACTAACGGTAATTTTCGCTACAACCCCACCAACAACTATTCAAGTGTTGACATTACTTCGACAATGAATGAGTCGGAATTGTTACATGCGTTCGCTTTTGTGAAAAACAAAAATGAACAATACCATGCCGCCGCTTCCGAAATCGGCATATCTGAATACCCTGTTTTTAAATGGTGCGGTTTTTCGCCGGAAGATTGGCAGCATGATATTAAGCTACGTTTTAAGCTGATGAAGTACAACGGACAGTTGCAAAAGCTAAAGGATATGCGGGCGAAGATGTTGCCGTATATGCCACAAGAGAATAAGATAAAACAACTCCTTTTGGAACTCGGGAAAATGTAATGCCATTGGGCACCGCCCCACTCCACCCCACACCAAATAACCCGTTAGCTCACAAGGCGCGGGATTTGGATTTAAAAAGAAGTGAGATTATGAACTACGATCAATTTTTAGAGACAAAAGTAAAAACGCACATAGATAGCGGATTTGACCACGCAGGCGGATGGCAACATCTATACCCTTTTCAGCAATACTGCGTCAAATTAGCTCTAAAGAAAGGCAGGTTTGCAATGTTTGAGGATTGTGGATTAGGCAAGAGCCGCCAGCAATTAACATGGGCGCATGAGGTGGTGAACTTCACAAATCGCCCTGTTATTATATTAGCTCCTTTGGCGGTCGTATCGCAGACTATTCAGGAAGGTATAAATATCGGCATTGAGCCGATAGAATACCATGAGGGGTTTTATTCATTGCGTGATCTGCCGACTGCTGTTTATATAACCAATTATGAGCAGTTGGAAAATATCACATCTTCTGACTTCACCGGGATAGTATTAGACGAAAGCAGCATCATTAAAAACTTTGAGGGGGCTTACCGCAACCTGCTAATTGAGAACTTTGGCGACACGCCATATAAACTATGCTGCACAGCTACACCAAGCCCTAACGACCCTATGGAGTTAGGTAATCATGCGGAGTTTCTAAACGCCATGAATTACAATGAAATGCTGGCAATGTATTTCGTGCATGATGGTGGGGAAACTGCTAAATGGAGATTGAAGGGGCATTGCGGAAAGCTATTTTGGGACTTCGTTAGTAGCTGGGCTATCATGCTTTCCAAACCTTCTGATATTGGTTTTTCTGATGAAGGTTACAACCTGCCGCCATTGGAGTATATAGAAAAAATGATCGTTACCGAAAAGAAAGATAACGGCACTTTGTTTAATGATACTGCCATATCCGCCACTACCCACAACGCAGAATTGAGACTTACTAAAATTGTCCGGCTCGATGAAGTGGCAGCAATCGTTAATTCCCGGCCTGATGAAAGTTTTATCATTTGGGTAAAGCAGAATGAGGAAGGTGAAACGTTGCGTAAACTAATACCCGAAGCAATTGAGGTAAAAGGTTCAGATAGTGCCGAATGGAAGCGAGATAAGTTATTAGGTTTTGCTAATAATGAGTTTCGCGTTTTATTGACCAAAGTAAAAATAGGCGGTTTTGGGATGAATTTTCAGTCATGCCACAACATGATATTTGCCAGCCCTGATTTTAGCTTTGAGGGATTGTATCAGGCTATTCGTAGAGAATGGCGTTTCGGGCAAAAGAACACTGTTAATGCATGGTTGATAACTACTGATACTATGCAGAATGTTATCCTATCAATAAAGCGTAAACAGGCACAGTTTGAGGAAATGCAAAAGGAAATGCAAATAAGCATGAATAGCTCATTTAAACACCAAAAAAAATCTATTAGAATGGAACGTTCCTACAAATCAGAAATGGCCGATATACGCCTCGGAGACTGCGTAACGGGCATTAAATCCGTACCTGATGAAAGTATAGGGTTTAGCATTTTCAGCCCGCCATTTGCAGAGCTATACACCTATTCCGATGAATTAGAGGATATGGGTAATAGCAAGGATTACAAAGAATTTTTTACCGCCTTTAAATTCCTTGTAGCGGATCTGTTTAGGGTGATGTGGTCTGGTCGCAATGTTGCTGTTCACTGTATGGATTTACCAATACAGAAAGGTAAAGAGGGGTATATCGGACTGCGTGATTTTTCGGGAATGATATTGCAGGCGTTTCAGGATGCAGGTTTTATCTACCATAGCAGGGTAACAATATGGAAAGATCCTGTTACTGAAATGCAACGTACAAAGGCGTTGGGACTACTCCATAAGCAAGTAAAGAAAGACGCTGCAATGTCCCGCGTGGGCATACCCGATTATCTTTTAGTATTCCGTAAGCCGGGCGAACATAAACACCCTGTAAGAAAAGATGATATTCCGGTTGACCTATGGCAGAAATACGCCAGCCCGGTATGGATGGATATTGATTACGGCGAAACATTAAACCGGACGGAAGCCCGCGCCGAGAAAGACGAGAAGCATATATGCCCATTGCAGCTGCAAACTATTGAGAGGGCCATACATCTATGGAGCAATGATGGTGATACCGTTTTAACTCCTTTTATGGGCATAGGTAGTGAAGTATTTAAGGCTATTCAGATGGGACGTAAAGGCATTGGGTTTGAGCTAAAAACCAGCTACTACAACATTGCTGAAAAGAATGTAAAGAACGCTGAAAAATCTAAAGAACAAGCACAACTATTCGCAGCATAACACCCCCGATAAAAGTTAGGGAGTTAGTTTTTAAAGGAGAGTAAAAATAAAAAAAAACAATGGAAAGAAAATTAGCATCAATTCAGGTCGTTGCAGACCTACAACCGATAGAGGGCGCAGACCTTATCGAAGTGGCTACCATAAACGCATGGAAATTGGTAGTCAAAAAAGGTGAATTTAAAATAGGCGACAAGGCTATTTATTTTGAAATAGACAGCCTTTTACCAGTCCGCGAGGAATTTGAATTTCTCCGCAAATCCTCATTCAAGAAAATGAATGGCAAAGAAGGATTCCGACTGAAAACAATAAAATTGCGCGGGCAGGTGTCACAAGGGTTGATACTTCCATTGTCTTACCTGAAAGGTTTGATAGATAACGGCGTTTACAACACTTTGCAGGTTGGTGATGATATTACCGAAACGCTCGGGGTGTGGAAATATGAAATGCCTATACCGGCGCAGCTTGCCGGAATTATGCGCAGTTCATTCCCCTTATTTATACCAAAAACAGACGAAGAGAGAATACAAAACCTTTCGCCAGTTTATGAAAATTTTAAGACCAATACATTTTATGTTACTGAAAAGCTGGACGGCAGCAGCGCGACATTCTACAACAATAATAATTTTTTTGGAGTTTGCAGCCGGAATATTGACCTGATCGAAACGCCTGATAATACTTTTTGGAAGATGGCGCGGGACCTAGATTTAGAAACTAAACTTTCTAGCCTAGGAAATTACGCCCTGCAAGGTGAGCTTATAGGCGAAGGAATACAAGGCAACCCTTATAAAATAAAGGGGCATAGCGTTAGATTTTTCAACGCCTACAACATAGATAAACAAGAGTACCTGGATTATGAAAACTTCCGCGCCCTGTTAAATATACTTTGCCTCGATAGTGTGCCATTCCTTTTTGAATCCTATTCGCTTCCCGACACAATAGAGACACTTATTGCATCTGCGGAAGGGAAGAGTATTATAAATCAAAATACGGAGCGTGAAGGGCTTGTAATTCGCAGTCACAACCGGAATATTTCCTTTAAGGTGATAAGCAATAAATTTCTTTTAAAAGAAGCATAAAAAAATCCCCCGCAATAGCTAACAGCCCGCGAGGAAATAAAAAAAGCTCTGGATTATTGGATTGCAGTCCTACCAGAGCTATTGATTAAAAGGTACAATAGCCTAAACAACTTTTGTGCCAATATTCGGGAGAAATAAAGGTAACAAAATTCTTTAGATTATGGTTAACATTTTTTTGGCTGAAAGCTATTGTTTTCGTATCTTCGGGGTCGAATCCGCGAAATTCAAACAATCTCAATTCCGTGCCAATTGCAAACAAATATCACTCAAGATAAGTCGGTTAGGGTCGCCCTGCACGGGGTTGTTAGTTTCTTCGCGGATTCTGGCACCCTACCGGCGTGTCCATACATTTCAGTTTCCTTTCTTTCACAATCAAAAATCCGCGAAATATGCTTAATCAAAACCAGTCCTATTCGGACAAACTCAAAGACGTGCGCTGGCAAAAGCGCAGATTAGAAATTCTCAACAGAGATCAATGGAAATGTACCTTATGCGGGGATGATAAATCTCAGCTACATGTACACCATGAGAAATACACTGGCGAACCATGGGATGCTCCAAACCGCGCGCTAAAAACAGTGTGCGAAGATTGTCACGGACTTTTGCATAACATAAAGGACCTAGATTATGTCGCTAAGGTTTTGAAAATAAAGAACAATATGGGCGACTGCCGTCTCTTTGCCTGCGATCCTTTTTCGGTTGAGTCCCAAACAAAAGACAGCGATGGGTACCACCACCAAAATTCATTTAGCTGGAGTATAATAAAGGAATTGCACGATCTGGAAATAGAAATAAACTGCGGGTAGTATGGATAAAGGAAACTTTAGGCGCGGAATACTTATGGATGAAAAGACAGGTGGTTGCTATTTGTTCTTTCACCTAAAGCATCTTTGCTCTGTTTTAAATCTTAACTACAAAGCGATAAAGCGCCATTCGAGATCGGGTACCGGATTTATGGGTAGATACTTTGTAGTGTATGCGCCTGTTACTGGGGAGACAGAAATTTTTCCTAATAAACCTACTTATAAAAATGGCACGAATAAGAACGATTAAACCTGAATTTTTTAAGAATGAGCAGCTTGCGGAATTACCAGCAATGTCGCGACTACTTTTTATTGGGTTGTGGACTTTAGCGGATAGATCCGGAAGGTTGGAAGATAGGCCAAAGAGAATAAAGGCAGATGTTTTCCCGTACGACAATATGGATGTAGAAAAAGCATTGAATGATTTACAATCGAAAGGGTTCATCATTAGGTACAAGGGTAATGCAAATATCACGGATAGGATATTACCCCCAGAGCAGCCTACAACCGAACTAAACTGTATTGAAATCGTCAACTTTTTGAAGCACCAGAAGATAGACGGGTACAACGAAAAACCGTCCTTATTGCCCGCAAGTCAACCACAAGACTTGTTAAAGACTATTCCAAGTCTTGTAATAGATGGGGAAGGGAAGGGAAGGGAAGGGAAAGGAAAGGAAGGAGTTTTGCCGCCTACGGCGAAAAAGAAAAATGAATTTATTCCTAATGAAGCTCAGGTAAAATCATTTGAGAGTTTCAAGGCATGGATGGACGAAAACACGCCTACGGTTGCAAAGATGGAAATACCAATCACCATTAAGCAGCTTTTCATCCTACGCGGATTGCTCCCGAATAGCAAGGGGATAACTACGGTTATCCCAAAAGAAGAGTGTTTGGATATGCTTTTGCAAATCGAGAACAACAAGCAGTATTTAAAAAAATATCGTTCACCTTATCTGTGCATTTTGGCATGGCATAGAAACAACCTGAAAAAGTAATGGCAGTCAACATAAAAAAAGATTACTCAACCCGCAGCCGCAAACCAGACCTAAACACGCTTGTATGGGGTAAGGTGCCACCACAATCGATTGAACTTGAAGAGGCCGTATTAGGCGCGTGTATGCTGGAACGTGACGCATTCGAGCAGGTGATGGAAATACTACAAAGCCCCGAATGTTTCTACATGGATGCTCACCAAAAGATTTACTCCGCTTGCTGTGAGCTTCACAACGAAGGTAGCCCGGTGGATCTACTAACCATAACAGAGCAACTGCGTAAACGGAATGAATTGGAGATTATTGGCGGCGCTTACTACCTGACAAGATTAACACAAGCTGTACTTACTTCCGCTCACGTTCAAACGCACGCCCGGATTGTTATGGAGAAATTCATACAGCGGGAGCTTATCAGGATCAGTGGGGCTGTTATCGGCGACGCCTACGAAGATTCAACCGATGTATTTGATTTACTCGACAGAATTGATACGCAGGTACAGGAGTTGCGGGATGGCATAATACAGGGCAATACAGCCGCGCCATTAGGTGAAATCTTCCAAGAGGTGCTAATGGGTATCGAAGAGCAGAAGCAGCGCAAATCGGAACTATTAGGGGTAGATACAGGCTTTGTGGAATTAAACCGGGTTTTGCTTGGATTATGTAAAGGGGATTTTATAATGTTGGGTGCGAGGCCAAGCCAAGGGAAAACGGCGCTATTGCTCAATTTTGCTCAAAATGCGGTTGAAAGTAAGGTTAGTGCCGCTGGGGAGGTTCTTATTTTCTCAATAGAAAGTTCAAAGGTAAATCTGGGCCGCAGGTTCGCGGCGTCAAAATGTAGTGTGCCGCTAAAGAATATCAGGGAAGGTAGCACCAATGAATTTCAAGACCAACTAATGATGCGATATATGGCTGAGTTTTCCCGTATGCCAATTCGTATAGACGACAAGACACAAAACCTAAATGCTATTGTTGCCGCGATCCGTAACGCTCATAAAAAATACACGAAGACCCCGAAGGGCAAACAAGGACTACCTTTTATAGTCGGTATAGACTACCTCCAATTAATAACCGTTCCCGGCAACTTGAATGACGAAGCGAGGGTTTCAAGGATTAGCCAAGCATTTAAAAAACTAGGTACTGAGCTAGATATTATCATAATTGGATTAGCTCAGCTTAACCGGGAAGTGGGTAAAAGAGGGAGCGATAAACCACAAACAACAGACCTTAGAAACTCTGGCCAGCTCGAACAGGATGCACAGGTAATTCTTTTGATTTGGCATGAACAGATACAGGAGCCGGGCGGACAATTGACAGTAAAAACCCACATCATTGTCGCTAAGAATAAGGACGGTGAAACAACATCGGTGGAGCTGAAAACAAACTTCTCTATTCAACGGTGGATGAATTTGGAAGATATGAACCAAAGTGTTCCAGCTTCATTTATCACAGGTAATTACCAGACATACCGCAACCCGTCTGAATCCGGGAATAACGTTAACTGGGACGATGAATCATAACCGCCGATACGACCCAACCCAATGGAAATAATAAACGTAAAACAAAAATAACGAGTATGAAAATAATCTTCCTTGATATAGATGGTGTTCTCAATAGCCAACTGTTTTATACAAATAGGGGAAATAATGAAGGTGACTCCAAGGAAGATTATCACTTACATCAACTAGACAGTGAATCAATTATCTTTCTTAACTCATTAATAGAGGAAACGGGTGCAAAAGTTGTTTTAAGTTCCACATGGCGTATGGGTAATACAATGCCATACATGCAGTCATTGTTAGAAAAGAAAGGATTCATTGGGGAGATAATTGCATATACACCCATATTGCATTATGAAGGGGCTTTAAGGGGAAATGAAATTTATCTGTGGATTCAGCAACATACTGAAATGTTAGGCGTATCAACTGGCAGTGACTTTAAAGAATACGTGATTTTCGATGATGATAGTGATATGCTTTTGTGGCAGCGCAATAACTTCATCCAAATAGACCCATATGCGGGACTATCCCCGAATCACTGCTACCGCGCAAAATACATACTGTGCCGAGATATGACTTTCGGTAAATCGCTAAACCTTACCGAATAGCAACCTCAATAATTCAAACGAGTAAAACCCTATGACCCACATAATAATCGACAACGAACATTTTGAAAAATATATGAACCAACAAACACTATTCGCGACAAACACCCCAATAAGGCAATATACCCCTACACCACCATTACAGCGTGAATTGGAGCAAATGGATTATTGGGAGTTATGGTGTCAGCATATGTTAGCTGATGGCAATGTAGCCCGTCAAGAATTGGTTGAATGGCATATTTCAAACTTACCGATTGAAAGTAGGAATCAATTGAGAAAGTTGAACAGGTTCAAAGATGCGAGTTGTACGCGATGATACCGGGATTGAGAGTGTTACAAAAGGAGTTGTTTAGGTGAAGATTTTTAACGATCAAAAAACAAATATGAAGCACCTATCGCTATTTAACGGAATTGGCGGATTTCAACTCGCAGCGCATTGGATGGGCTGGGAGAATGTAGCAAGCGTTGAGATTGACGAATTCTGCAATAAAGTAACAAAAAAACATTTTCCAAACTGCATACAACATGGAGACATTAAAACAACAGACTTTGTTCAATATAGAGATAAAATCAACATTATCACAGGTGGATTCCCTTGCCAGCCATTCAGCCAAGTCGGGAAAAGGAAAGGCGAAAAAGACGAACGTTTCTTATGGGATTTCATGTTTGCCGCAGTTGATGCAATACGCCCCAAAGTGTTCCTGGCCGAAAATGTATATGGACTTATTAATATTTCAGAAGGAATGGTTATCGAAAGAATATGCTCTGACCTGGAAGATATTAATTACGCCGTCATTCCGTTTATTATTCCATCTGCAAGCGTTGGGACGAATCACAAGCGGGAAAGGGTGTGGATTATTGCCCACCCCGTCAGCTATGGAATGGAAAGATGTGGGGTTGCCAAAAACACTTTCAAGTATAGACAAGGGGGGGCGGATAGCCAGGCGCATCTGTTCAACCAGAGAGAATTTACCACAGGATATTCGGCTGAAAGTGAATCCGAACTTATTAGAGCAGATGATGGGCTACCCGATTGGATGGACAGAGTTAAAGCCTTAGGCAACGCCATAGTCCCACAAATAGCCTACGAAATATTCAAAGCGATAGAATCCACACTCACCCCAAACCCAGCAACATGAAACCCGCCACAACACATACAACCTGCACAACATGCGACAAACCAATAAAGCTACGTCCGTGCCATATCGGTAAGTTCAAAAAGAACTACTGTGATAATGTTTGCCGGACGGGTGAAAAGTTTTCATGGCTGGGGTATGTCCATGCCAACTGTAAAACATCACTATCGAAAGATATTGCATCGCACATCGGTATTCCTGTTCCTACGCTCCGTACATGGGTGTTCCTGATGAATAAAGAACTACCCGACAACATGCGTATCAGGTTCACCAAGACAGCCGGAAAGCGCATGGAGCCGATAAGAGTTGGTAAGGTGAAAAAAGCAAAACTGATCAAAACTAAAACTATAAAAATGCCGATACTCAAAAAGAAACCCATGGCGACGCAGGCAACGCAGCACGGCCCTATGTTAGCCGGCAAAGGGTTGATAAACCAAAACAGCACTATTGCGCTGCGAAATCCATTTAATCCTGCCACGCATGAACGGGTGTATGTGCCGGAGCGCAAATGTTATATCGAAAGGAGGAAAGCGATATGAGAATAACACACCTATCATTTCACGAAATCTGCGCGATAATCCGCAGCAAGCCGCCCGACGAAGAGGTAAACCATATCATTAACCAAATGATACCTAATGTGTGGTTTGAAAGATACCCACCAAGTCACAAAAAGAAGGTGTATAAAAAGATGATGGTAACGACGGCGGATGCGGTTCAATTATAACCGTACAATCTATTAAAAACTTAATAAAATGAAGCAGAACGAAGAAAAATACACAGACATAGAAAATTTACTAAACAGCGTGTCGGACGGATTGATATTGTCCGCCATCAACAACACTTACGGCGCCAGCTACGACCCCGCCAAGATGCTACAATTCATGCAGGCGTTCGAGGTGTTTATGAAGAACGGAATAACAGCATACCCTACGACCGGCAGGAAATTGATTAACCTTTTCAATGAAGCGAAAATAAAATGAAACAAACCATACTAGCCTACTTCCTGTATTTCGTTTTCGACTTGTACATAATGTTTCCGATAAGAAAGTATGAATTGTTGCTGCGTGAGGTTTTTGATTTTGCCATTATGAACGAAATATTAAAAGCTATCAAATGAAGTGGGATTTATCCGCCATACAGAAACTAGCCGGCCGAGGAATGAAGGTAACCGGATTGCCGACCGATAAAGCGCCAAAGGTTAGTAAATATCGCAGCCAAAAAACCAGCTCTGACGGGATAGTGTTTGATTCAAAAAAGGAGGCGTGTCGATATAGCGAATTGAAGTTATTACAATGCATCGGTGAAATATCGGAATTGCAATTGCAGGTATGCTTTCAGTTAAGTGTTTGCAAATATTTCGCCGACTTTCAGTATGTAGATAAAAGCGGATTGATTGTTGTTGAAGATGTGAAAAGCAAAGCCACAAAGAGACTGCCGGCATACAGGTTGAAATGTAAAATGATGAAAAAGGAGTTAGGTATTACAATCACAGAAATTTAAAACACACAACATGAGCAAACTAAAATTAACACCCGTTTTGATCGGGATGGACCCTGTAGAAGTAGAAGCCGGTAATTTATGCAAAGGCGCAATATTTGGCAGATTGTATATAGTTGGAGAAGATCCGTATATTAATATTGATTTGCCACAACAATTCCTGCTACTTTCCGACCGCGCATTCAATGAAGGAGATGATGTATTTAGCGATTATACCGCACATAAGGCGGAGAAATATTGTGTAAAAAACGGTTGTCAGCGCATCGAAGCCGCCTACCCCACCATCGAAGGACTGCCGCCAATATCCCCCGAGTTTATGAAGATGTACTGCGAGAATCCAGATGGGGAGGTGTGGTGCGAGATGCAATGTCATTCAACATTATATAATCAGGCTTGTGATTGCTGTGAAGTGTGTTGTATATCTTCACCCCGCCTAGAATCCGGATTTATTGCGCTGGAAATTGTACCACCCCAAGAAGGTGAGATATTGGACATATTCTCAAAAATGAGTGATACCCCAAGTAAACCCGCTGATGTGCCGAGCGAAGTAATGAATTTCCCTGAATGGTTTAAATCAAACTACAAAGGTCAGAGCTACCATGATTTTGCGCAGAATAGGCTTTGTACGGAGTATGCAAAATATTACCACACCGCCCTATCTCAACATAAGCCAGAAGTGTCGCATGGGGTGAGTGCGGGGGCTACCATTGGAGTAGGCGACGGTAGCGGGGATATGTATGTTCGCGGCAGTTATGATGCAGTAAAATTACTGCAAGGAAAGCTATTGGAATTAGAGCAATTAAGATCCTACAAGCAAGCCGATAAGGTTTCTGAAAGCCATACGTTCAAATATCTTACAATTGAAATGAATAGGCAAATTGAAAAGTTTAAAAAACTTGGCATAAATACAACTGGACAGACATTTGAGCAAATGGTAAATACGGCGATATTTATGTGTGAGCAAGCCGATAAGGTTGTGGACTGGGATAAGATAGAAAGCGACTTTCATGCCGATATGAGTATGCCTCATATTCCTAATTGGAATTTAAAAAAGTTTATTTCTTTCGTCAAATCCCGCCTCTCCACTTCCGGCGTAAGTGATGAGAAAGTGGCGTGCGAGTTTGGGCATTGGCTTGGCCTGTGTACTGAATTCCAAAACGGTCAGTTGTTTCTTATGAGAACAGATATAGGGTATGAATTGCCAGCTACGGAGATAACTTTTGAAGATGCTTTCAAACTATTCAAATCCCCAACAGCATAACCTCGCAATTAAAAAGAAACGTAGGCGACACAATCAAACATTAACACTAATCAAACCATTCAAAACAAAGTGATATGAAAACAGTAGAAGAGTTAATGATACCGAGGTACATTGTTGAATGTGCCGGACTAAAAGACGGAAGCGACCCATATCCCGAGGCTATTTATAAAGTAGGCGATATTCTTACTTTCCGAGGTAGATTAGAAGGTCGCCCAAACGGCGTAGATGTTGTAAAAAAATACCCACACATCTTCCGCCCAATCCCTTGGTACGAACGGCGGGAAATCGGGGATATGCCGGACTATTTGCGAGGTATAGCAACCGGAAAGGTATATCATGTTGAATGGTTTGAAAATCATCCGTTCGATTTGTCGGAACCCAATGAGTATTTACGGCATATGGTTAGGCTCAATAAATCACTTATGCTCCCCGACACAAAACAGGAATACGATTCATTCATTAAAAAACAAAATGAGAAATGAAAAGGCACATCATACAGCTTTGTAAAGAATGGAACTCAGGATTACTTCCTGGAGAAAAAAAGTTAACACCAAAGGAGTATGTAGCCTTGGTTGCCGACATAGTAAAACGAGCAAAGAAAGATTACAAGGGAGTCGATAAAATATTCATTGACCTTACTTAAACCACACAAAATGAGCAACATAAATTATGAGGTCGAGGTTAAGAAGGTGTACCCTGATGCAGAAACCTGCATTGCTCGCGATCCTTATTGTGCTTTGGCAATGGGTTTATATGTCATTCGCAGATATAGGGTATTCGGCTTTAAGTTGCCAATATTAGACAAAATAATCTCACACGGATTTACCGAGCAGGATGCATGGAAAGACGCCTACGAAAAACTAACTAAAACAATCTGACATGAACAAACACACCATAAGTAAGAAGAAAGTAGATGCGCTGTATGAGATATTCAGCGAGGATATTATGACAGCCCGAATCAAGATTGCAAGGCTGCTGCAAGATGTTCCTAATGGTAAGTATGTTGATAATATACTTTCATTGCTGCAAATGGAAACCCCACAAAAAGCCATTGACCTATTTAAAAAGCAAACACCATGACAAAAGTGAAAGATTTTATTAAATCGATCAGGTGAGGATGTTTTATTTGGAATTGTGGAGAAAGTTGGCGTAATTTTGAAGTTCTGTGACCCTATCACGGTAGAAGATGCTGCCAATTCAGGTGCCTATTATGCAGCAGTGCAACAACGCATGGCGAACGACGCAAACGGGTAATGTCCGAGCGCAATGTGGTTGGTTCTATGTCCTTTCCTTTCTTTTCAATAAAAATGCCTTCAAAAAGATTAGTACAACATCGGTTAATCCGGTTGCGCGAAATTATCAGTTTTCTAAGGGGTTCTGGGGTTGACGAAGGACGAAATACACTCAAAAATATATTGTTATGCCAAAAACATTAGACAAAATACCTGATACTTTAGGGGCATTAATTGTTATATCCGACTTAGGTATGATACATGGTAGGCGGTCAGCAATCGTAAAATGCCCGCATTGCCATAATAATTTCATAGTGAATGTATCTAATGCGAGTCGCGGTAAATCTGCAAAACACTGCGGGTGCATTAATCTACCTAAGAAAGGGCCGTACGTAAAAAAGGGTCGCGCTCATGTAATTCATATTCGGAATCCAAATGCGAAATATAAACACCCTCTCTACTGGACATGGAAGAACATGATATATAGGTGTACGAAGCCATCACACCCAAAATATAATGATTACGGGCGCAGAGGGATAACAGTATGCGATAGATGGCTGAGGTCATTTGATATGTTTGTGAAGGATATGGGAGTTAAACCAACAAAGTTACATAGCCTCGATAGACGCAATAATGACGGCATATACGAGCCGTTCAATTGTCGATGGGCTACAATGAAGGAGCAGCAGAACAATAAGCGCAAAGTGCAAAGGAATCCCATAGCGGCTTAATAAAAAACAATAGGTACTCCCAGAATATATTTCAATAGGTGCAATGTATGGAACTTCTCGAAAGTTTGGGTGTATCGATATTTTTCAAAAAGCGTTGCAGTAATGTTGCAACAATCTTCGTATATTTGCAACAATGGCAATTCTTACGATAGACCAGTTTGCAACAAAGTGTAATATGCCTCGCCGGGCATTGATGGTTTATATTAATCCAAAACGTGGTTCTGTTGTTGCTGACGGCGATATGATAGATACCAACCATGAAAAGAATGTAAGTTTTTTCAACAAACGGGAGGCTAAAGGATTGACTGAGCATAAAGGGCTAAAACCCAAACCTGTTCAAATACCTCGCGAGGAAACATTTATCGAGCCGTCTAGTGAATATGAAGGAGAGCCAGACGAAAGCGGCATTTTACCCCTCCCTATTTCCGAAAGGAACAAAAAACACTTTGATGCGCTTGTATCTGAACGGAATTCAGAACTTTTAGCCCTAAAGACCGAGAAAATCCGGGGCGAAGTTATCCCCTACGCCCTCGTTATGCCTGTTTTTCTTCAACACAACCAAAGCATATCTAAGGCTTACAAGGATGAATTCGACGAATGGTTGAGGCTGCTGGCAAAGAAATACGATCTATCTGGCGCAGATGTGGCGGTATCTAAAGGTGAAAGCGTGAAATGGATAAATACCGCTATTACCAAGGCGACAGAGATGAGTAAACGCGCTGTTGTTATTATCGTGAATGATTACGCAGTTAAAAAGCAAACCACATGACCACAAAAATATTTACAGCGGGGATTGATGCCCTATTGTCTGGCAAGTATCAGCTCCCATTCTCTCTAATTATTGATGGCAAGGAGCATTTTTTTATTTAAAAAGCAAACCGCATGCAAATAGGTAGTTTAGTTCAAGCAATAGAAGATTTCGACGATGTTCGCAGGGATTGGGGTTTTAATTATCCAAACAAAGGCGACATACTTACTATTACAGATATAGAGCCATACACTTTTGGCGATATGGCAAAACAAAAGAAGTATGTTATGCTTTATTTTGAAGAGTTGAGGCTGCCGCTTGGCATATGTAGCAGGTGTTTTCGCGAAGTTCAGCCGCCGATGGATTTATCTGAATTAATGAGATTGCCAGCACGCGAGGAAATAAAAGTTATTTTCTGTCTTAAAAACTAAACCATATGAAGCGCGACTGGCCCAGTATTTTCGAGAAAATAGGTTTATTTCTACTTATTGCACTTGCCATCCTTGCAAGATGGGCTTGGATGAATGATTATTTTAAACATAACTAAACCACATGGAGCGCAAAGAACCTATAGACCAGAATAAAGCACTTGCCGAGGCCGCCGAATGGCTAAAACAACAAGGTAGCACCAAAGGGCCACATACCGCTATGCTTACAAAACACCATATCGCGTTGATGCTAGGACACGAACCAAACGAGGCGCAAATGGCAGACGCGAGAAAGCAATTTATCATTATTGAATAACTAATTATGGAGCGCAAAGAAGGTTATTATTGGGTGAGATCATTATCAGGATGGCATGTAGCGCATTTTGACGGGAATAATTTTGCTGATGGAATAGGGCTTCATAGTGTAAAACCTATTAAACTATTAGAAATCAACGAAACCCGCATACCCACGCCGGATGAAGAGGATCCGCCCCTTACCGATACCAATAATAAAATCTTCGTCACATCTCTTGATTATAGGTTAATTCTAAAAAAATATATAAATCATGTATATCAAACAGAGGGTACTAACTTCTTTCCGGGATGCAATAACCACCCAGACAGCGATGTGACATTTACCGATGCTGAGATTCGGGAATTAGAAAATTTAATCTAATGGCCCTCCACACCTACACGGAATTTGCATAAATAAATGTTCAACGACTCCAACCTATATATCCCGCAACTTCACAGCATAATTGACGCCGGAAACGTCCTGCTATCTGATATTAAGCCGTCCGATTGGACTGAGCAGAATATGATAATGCAAAAGCCCTTTCCGGGGCCGTTCAAGTACTCCAAAACACCGTACACCCGCGAGATTATCGATTGCCTGATGCCCGACCACCCGGCGAGATGGGTTGCCGTAATGAAAGGAGCCCAAATTGGATTTTCGAGCGGTGTAATTTACCCCGGAATCGGGTGGGCGATAAAGAACCATCCCGCTAATATTGCCTTTATTGTTGGCGCGCCCGACCTCGTAGAAAAGGCGATGGGGAAGGTTGATTTGATGATTGATAGTTGCGGGTTGCGTAACTATATCAGGCCGCAAGCACTCAGAAACCGCAACAACAAATCCGGCGACACTAATTTACTCAAAGAATTTCCCGGCGGATATGTTACGCTTGGCAGCGCAAACAATCACAAGAATTTTGCACAGGTAGATTGGCAGATAGGTTTTTTTGACGACTTCGAGCGTTTTAAAAAGGTGTCCGAATCTGACGGAGATATACGAAAATTGATAGAGCAGCGGTTTGCATCTTACGCTGACACCCATAAGATATTTTACATAAGCACGCCGCAGGTAAAAGGGACGAGCAATATTGAGCCGGCATATGAACTTGGCGACAAAAGAAAGTTTCTAATACCATGCCCGCATTGCCATGAATTCATTGAGCTTGTTTGGAGTACGCCGGAAGGTGGCGGCATCTACTGGAAGCCCGACGATTTGAATAAGCCGATCAAAAGCAGTGTTGGGTATATCTGCCAAAAGTGCGCCGGATTTTTCAAGGACAACAATAAGCACCAACAATTGAATGATGGTTATTGGAACCCAACCGCAATACCTTCGCAGGAGGGTTATTACAGCTACCATATTTCCAGTCTTTACGCCCCATTGGGCATGTATGATTGGTGGCGATACGTCAATAACTACGTAGAGGCGAACCCATACAATGAACCGCGAAAAGAGGGTGAATGGAAGGTTTTTGTAAATACATGCCTCGGTGAGACATACCAGGAACTTGCCGAAGCTCCTAAAGCGACCGACATAATGCACTACCGAGATTATCTTCCCGGCATTGTCCCTGTAGAATTAAGCAAAAAAGACGGAAACGGACGCATTGTGTTACTCACAATGGGAACGGACGGTAACGGTACGCTAGATGATGCCAGAATTGATTTTGAGATACTCGCACATAGTGAAACCGGGGCTACATATTCAGTACTCCACGGATCCGTAGGTACTTTTATTCCCCGCGAAGGTTCAAATAAGGCAGACCGCAAGCATTGGACGTATGAACACAACCGGCCAAATAGTGTGTGGCCGGAATTGGACAAGATAATGAGGGATTGGTACAAGGGCGATGATGGGTTATTTTATCAGGTCAACACGCCCGGTATAGATATGGGGCATATGTCTGAGCATATCGAACCGTTTATCGACTGGACAATTGGCAGATACCCGGCAAATCCAACCGTCGGGGTGCGTGGATTCAGGGAGGAAAAATATAAGGCCCACGGAGACAATCTAAAGCTATTCAATGTGGGTGCCGCACGTAATGACGTGTATTACCTGCAAGTTGGCTTGTTCAAAGACAAGTTAGCGGAATATATGAAACTGAAATGGGAATCCGGCAAAGACGATACACAGCCGCCCAATTACATGAACTTCCCGAACCCAACCAACGGACTGTATATGTATGAAAATTACTTTTCGCATTTCGAGGCGGAGAGCAGGAGTATGATAAAAAATAAAGACGGCAGTAGTCTGTTTCGGTGGGCTAAGAAAAATAGTGTAGTGCAGAATCACATGTTTGATTGCCGGATATACGCGATGGCATTAAGAGATATTATTGTTGCTCGTGTTGGCAAGGAGCAGGGCGAAAAGGAATTTACATGGACTGATTTTGTTAATTTTGTATTGAGTTAAAGCAAACCACATGGAACGCAAATCTGGTTATTATTGGGTGAAGATAGATACGACCGACGATGAGCTTAAATTCTACGGAGATCACTGGCGGGCGGCATTGTGGTATTGTAATAATGGCGATGGGTCTGATCTAATGTGGCGTATTGCCGGAGAAGATAAGCGGTTTTACGACCACGACTTCTCCGTAATCAACGAAACTCGCATACCCGCGCCGGATGAGAAAATATCTATTGTGGAAACTTCAATTAAGTGGTATGCCGACAGTTTAAATCCGGATCAGAGGGATGATTTTTTAAAACGGAATACACCCATTGATTACATAACCGAGTACAAATCACCAGAAGTACAAGCTAAGTTTATTGAGTTCATGGGCATTAAGGGGAATAAATTTTTCGGCGAATTTGTCAAAAAATAAATTCTCAACGACTACAGCTAAATAATAATAGCCCCGCTAGGGCTTAAAATATTACCCCCGCTTATCCTCATTTTACCTTGCATGGAAATAATTATCTTCCATGTCAGTAAGTAATTCGGTATCGCAAAACAGAATCGCCGCAGCGGTGGGTTACATGCTCACTTCCGGCAATTTCAATACGACTACCGATAATCTGCCACAGAGGATAAACATTCTCGGCGAAGCCAACCACGCCAATCAAGGCGCATTGGTGGCGGACACTCCGGCGCAAATCACATCGGCGACACAGGCTGCCACATTATACGGTGCAGGTTCGCCAATTCATGCCGTTTGCCGCATTTTATTCCCAATCAATGGTGGCGGCACGAATGTTCCTGTGTATGCCTATCCACAAGCCGAAGCGGACAGCGCAGCAGCAAGGATTCAGACTATTACCGTTACCGGCCCGGCTACAGCAGGCGGCACACACTACGTAAATGTAGGTGGCCGCAATAATGTAGATGGCGCATACTATCAGGTGAATATCGCTAGTGCCGATACGGCTACGGCAGTTGCAACAAAGATAAAAAATGCCATCAATGCAGTTGCCGGAAGTCCCGTAACCGCTACGTCATCTGGCGCGGTTGTTACCGTCACTACCAAATGGTATGGACTGACGGCGGAAACGCTTGGGCTTACTATGGATGCGTCTTTGGCTCCATCTACATCACTTACCTACACCGTGGCCGAAACTCAGGCAGGAGTAGGAACACCGAGCGTAACAAATGCCCTTACTTTATTCGGTAGCGAATGGGGTACTCAGATAATTAATTGCTACGGCGAGAATGCAACGGTTTGTACAGCACTTGAAGCGGCTAATGGATTCCCGGCGCAAAGCGGCGGTACTGGCAGATTCGCCGGTATTACATTCAAACCGTTTGTTGCCCTTACAGGTAGCGTAGATGACGACCCAACAAGCTTTACATCACCTCGTAGCGCACAATGTACAATAGCTATTTGTCCAGCCCCTTTAAGCCCCGCGCAACATTACGAAGCAGCCGCTAACATGGCTGTTCTTTCCGGCAATACATGGGCTAACGACCCTAAAGATGATGTTTACGGACAGGTTTACCCAGATATGCCATTACCTCCCGCCGGTACGGTTCCTGCAATGATGAATTACAACATACGCGATACCTACGTGCAGGCTGGGTGTTCAACTATTATCATTGAGCAGAATCAATGGAAGGTTCAGCAATTCGTTACTACATTCTTTGACGGCACCCTTACGCCCGCATATCGCTTTGCGCGCAACCTGATGATTGATTTTAACATAGCCTATGGGTTGAAGTTGATTGAGATTACCAACGTACAGGGCGCGACCATATGCAAGGACAGCGATAATGTGAACGCGGCAAAAATCATTAAGCCAAAGCAATTAAAGGGGTTGATTTTCGACTACATCGACCAGATAGTCACAAAGGCGTGGATAGCGGACGATACATTCTCAAAAAATAGCGTAACCGTTATTATCAACCCTAGCAATAACAACCGGCTTGATAATACATGGTCGTATAAGCGCACGGGTACGGCCTACATTTTGGCTACAACAGTAGCGGCAGGTTCAAATTTTAGTAATTAATAAATCATTCATTCTATGCCAAGCGGCGGATCACTTACGGACATAACCTGCAACCACCCTACCCTTGGTTCATTCACCTTTGACCCGTATGGCAGCGAGGATAGCACATATCAACTCGGCGCGATAATGTCAGATGATGACGATACCGCGATAACCGGGAAGGGTGTAATGGTCGATAAGATGACATTGCAGCGGGCGTCGCTTTCATTCACATTGGCCGGGAGTCCCGGAGATGGGACTATCGAAAATCTGCAAGCCCTGCAAGGCGACCCCGTATTTGGCGTATGGACAGGCACAAACATAAACGGCACTGTTTATAAAATAACAGGCAAGCCGGTTGGCGCATTAACCGCGTCCGGCATGGATAGCAAAATACCCGTCAAGGTAGCTGGCGGCGGTTCATTACAAATAATCTAACTCTAAATACCACCTCTCATGTCTTTTGAAATAAAAATTGATTACGAAGTAGCGCTAAAAGATGTCAATGCATATCTCGATAAAAAAAGAATGCTACCCAAAAGAAGGGAGACGTTGACACCGGCGGTTGAAGCGGTTGCGGAAGGCATTTCGTTGGGATTTATTGTCATTGCTAACGATAGCACAATCACCCATACTCTTATCGACCCCATTAAGGATAAAGTTACCGGAGAAAATGCGCTGGAAACGCTTACTTACAAGTCGCGGCTGGAACCTTCCGAAGTGAATAAGAAAATTTCCGCGCTAAAGGTTCAAAATCAAACAACCCAAACCGTTGCCGTGGCTAGCCTTTTGACCGAGCAACCGGTCGGAATGCTCGATAAGCTTGAACCGCAGGATAGGAATATTTGCGACTGTATCAGCCTTTTTTTTATCTAACAAACTTGGTTGATGAGGGTGACATTGAAATTGACATTGATGGCGCGATAAAGATTGTGATATGTTATTTTAAATGGAACCCGTCTGTTATTGACGGGTTTTATTGTGATAGGGAGGATTATAAAGGTTTGTTTTATTGGTATGACTTAGTAAAGGAGTTGACAAGGAAAAAGTAATGCAGTTTATTGTTCCAACCATATTCACAGCCGTAAATCAGTACAGCCGCCCGGTCAATAAAATGACCGGCGACACTACTCGTTTTGGCACCGCAGCAATGGCGACGAATGCCAAACTAAGGCAATCGTACCAAGCAACATCCGCAGAGGCTATGAGCGTTGCGGGGAACTCTGCATTAATGGCAGCAGCTTTATTGATTCCACTTGGGTTAGCAACGAAAGCGGCCATTGACTTTGAAAAGCAGATGGGTAATGTCGCAACTCTGGTAGATACTACAAAGGAAAGCATGTCTGATATGGGCGATGCTGTTTTGAAAGTTGCCGCCAAGGTGCCGGTTAAAATATCCGACCTAACCGAGTCGCTTTATCAAATCAGGAGTTCCGGCGTAAGCGCAGCGGACGCAATGGGCGTATTGGAAACATCTGCAAAATTGAGCGTTGCAGGGTTGTCATCTGCTACCGACGCAACTAAGGCTGTAACATCGGCAATGGTGTCATTCAAAAGCCAAGGAATGACGGCCGATCAAATTGCCAATTCATTTTTCCTCACCGTAAAGGAGGGTAAAACTAAAATGGAGGGACTTAACGCATCCTTCGGAGAAAATGCCCCGTTAGTGGCGGCGGCGGGGGTAAAACTACAGGAGTTTAATGCAGGCACGGCGGCAATGAC